AGGTTTTGGGGGCTGCCTTTTATTGACAACCCCCACAGTACCTAAAACTGCTATCCTTATGTATTCGGACGTTTACTGGTCAGCAAAAGCTAAGAATGTGTCAGTTGCGGATATGACATGTCCATTGACATACCAAACCACACCATCGCAACATAGCTCTACTTTAGTACCCGCTATTGGGGTATAAATAGTCAACTGAGAGTTACTGTTGTTGTCTGAATCAATAACAGCAGTATCATCACCGCCATTATCAGTATCATGACCAACTAACCCGCCAATCATGTAATTGCTATTGCCAGTTGTCTTAATTATCCAATCTTGAGCATCAGCGGCTGTGCCACCATACCAAAATGTATAATAAAGACCCTCAGCTTCAGTTGGCAGCGTAATTGTACAATCCGCTGTCAAATCAGGCATTACATGAACTTTACCATTGTTGTTTGACGATACAGTATATGTAGCTGCGTCTGGTACGAATACCACGCTTTTAGCCACACCACCATATTGACCACTTGATTTATTTAGACTTGCTGTAGCAGCCATTATCTACCTCCTTAATCGTTTTCTAAGTTAATTAAGGCATGAGACTCAGAAAGAGTAACTTCAAGACCAGCTTCGGTCAAGATCATATCTTTCCGCAAGTCCTCATCAGCACTTTGAACATTGGTCATAACCTGTGTATCACGGTTAATTCCATTTCCAACTAATGGGCGATAAGAAACTTGGCTCATGTCAGCCATCAGCATAAAGCCATCTGCAATCCCTCTAAAAAGAGGCTCTTTAACCAAGTTGAGCTTTCCATGAATGGTATCAATAACCATAATGGAATGACCAAACGCACCTTCACGTGAATCGAAATTCATGCGGAAAGGAGTATTGCCATATCCCATAGAAGCATCAAGGAATGTTCCATCCCCTAATTTGTTAAAGAAGGTGATCACAGGCAGTGAGCACAGAACTAACTTATCTGATGCACCACCACGTGCTGGATCAAAGATTACTTCAAGATCGCTCAAAAGCCTATCGTATGTCATTTCTGCTTGAGCTACACTACGATAATATGAACTACCGGAAGAGTAACTAAAAGCAGCGTCGTTTACTGTCGGATTGACATTTTTTAAGATATGACCTACAAGGCCTTCAGTGTACTGAATACCACCTTGACGAGCTTTTTGACCAAAGAGCATAGCTCTTTCAATGTCAACTTTATGCTCACGGAGCTTATCTGCCCAGATACGACTCCATTCGTCTGCATACCCACGATATTTAGTAGCGTATGCTGTGTTTGTCATTTCAGCCGCTGTTTTAAAGATTTGAGTATAACCATACCCATCTTCAAGTTCGCTTGACCAAACGTCTGGAGAACCAGAACCTTCTTCAAAAGAAGTACCGATTATTTGACAAGTGTCATTATCTGCCACTGAATTGTAACCAGATACGTTTGAATTAGACAGGTCAATTACTTTTCCAGTAAAGCTACTGTCACTTGATGCATGCGAAACTGCTGAATCAACTCGCACTACTGCATGTCCAATACCTGCGTCTCCTGTCCGAGCTACTGTCTGCACGACAAAGACCATGCCTTTTAACAAGAACTCAACAGCAGCACCGCCGGATGTATCAACAGTAAAACTGTATGATGACCCAGCAGCGATTGTACCTACGGCACCCTTAATAAGAAAGGAGCGATCAGTAAAGCTAATCTTGTTACGATTTTCCAAATATCGAAATACTGGATCATCGGTAGGTGCTTTGGCTACTTTTGAGAGATAGACAAAAAATGGAGATTCTTCAGGAGCTAATTCAGCAACACGATCTCCAAAATTAAATATCCGTCTCCTATCCGGAGCCTGACCTACACCAGCAGAGGTGGTACTAGCAGTAATATCACTGGACTTTAAAGTCCCACTATTGTATGATATTGCCATTTTATTACCTTTGTGTTATGTGGTTTATTTAATTTACGGCAATGCAGTCCCGCTACCAGTACTCATAATACTATCAAACACTTGATCCGCATCACTCTTCGGTGTGTTGGCAGGTTGCCCCTGCAATACCCCGGCAGTTCTGGGAGCTTGTTTAGCCGCATTTACCGCTTCCATTGTATCATTGTTAGCAACAGATTTTCCACTTTGCATCTGCCAGAGCTTAACTAGATTATTTAACCCAACTTGCTCTTTTGGCTGTGTTGTGAACTGCAAAAACTCTTGAATGTCATTATCTGACATTTTATAAGTTCCACGCAATTCATTTACAGTATTCTGCATTCGCATATCAGCTTGTATCTGTTGTTGTTGTTTTGCCAATTCCGACTGAAGTCGTTGATTCACCATACTTTCTATCTTGTTGTTTACATACCGTCCTGAATCAGAGTTTTCATTCGTAAAGGCATCCCAAGGGTTGAAGTCGTCCGCAGTCACATCCGGCCCACTTTGTTGTTGGGCGGGTGGTTGAGCTATACCGTTTTCAAGCATCTCTACAAGATCAGGTCTCTGCTCCAATAATTGAAGTATTTGTCCACCTTGCTGCAATCTTGCATTTTCGGCCTGAGACCGATCATACATTGATTGAAACTTCTTGGCCTCGGCTTCATAATCAATAGAAGTAGCTGTTTCTTGTATTTCTTCTTGTGGAGCAGGCTCATCCATTTCTACTGCCTGCTCGTTAACAATATCTTCCACGAATCCCTCATTGGAAATAGGCTGTTCGCTTTGGACGTTTGCTTCCTGTTGTTCTAGTGTTGACATAGATTCTCCTTAGATGTCTAGGCTTCGGGAGTCGAACTGACTTTTCTCTGAACTTCTTTCAGGTTATTAGACAATTTCTCCACCTCTAGCTTCACCTCGTTTTCTAGTTTACCACGTTGCACCCGTCTGTCAGCTTTAGACTCGGAATTGATTTCAGACAATCTTGTCTTGAATTTTTCAACTTCGACTCTCTTTCTGTCGCTGACAGATTCTCTTTGGGCTGTCTGCAAGTCACCTTGCAAATTCTTTATTTGTTCTTCCATTGACTGCATTTGTTGTTGCATTAACTGCTTTTCTTCTGTCCTTCTCATGATACCTTCCTTATCAAACAGCTCTGGGTTTTTCTTCAACACCTCATACCTATCCACGATACCCATCTGGAACGCTTCAAGATACACAGACAATTCAGCATATTTATTGGATGGCATCGTTGAACCGGGTTCAATGCGAATGTCATGCTGTTCTAAAATATGCTTATCTTTTTTCAAGTCCATGACGGCACCACTTACATCAGTGTAAAAATTCGCCATGACTTCTGTAATATTGTTATTGGGCTGTGCCAATCTAAAAATCTTTTTATAGGTATAATGACCTTTCGATAAATTATATAAAACCTTACCAAGTTTATTAATACTAAATTCAATATCTCTCAACTTAGACTTAGGCCTTTCACTTCCAAGTGCAATCATTCTTTCAGTAGCACGCATAGTTTCAGGAGCTTTCTCTGCAAAACCATGCATCATTTCCGGTAGACCAAATATAAAATCTATATAAAACTCTGATTGCTGTATAAGTCTATAGAACTCACCAGCCAACGGTTGGGGTGCTGGATAATGCGGCTCACCCTGAGATGAATCCACTTCAATAACAGCATTTGGGTTTGCCCAATCCTTTTCTAACTGATCTATATCATCCACACTACCTAAGGGCACTAAAAGCTTTAACCCAGCAGATGCCTGTGCATGAGACAGTGCTAAAGACCAAAGCTTGTTTAAAAGCCGCTGCATCGGTCTGGCACGAGATACATCAGACTTAGGATATGGTGTACCAGTCCAAATATTAGGAAGCGGAATAATTGGATACTCATCTGTGTTTAATATTTGCTCATACAGAACAATTTCACCAAGAGTTGCACAAACCTTCACTCGGGTTTGCAAGACCTCTACCGTAGTAAAGGCACCAATTTCTAATGCATCAGAGTTCTCTTCATAAAACTTAACATACTCTTCTTGTGAAAGAATCTCTTCTTCTTGGGTTTGCATATCTATAACCCGATAGTATGGAACTTTAACCTTATAAAACCTTTCTAATATCTGATATTTATTGACCTCAAAATAATCCTTGTCCTTTACTTCCGCTGGTGTAAACACAACCATCGAGTTTCTATTTTGTGAAGATGGATAATCTTCTTCATCATAAGTAAAACCAGATAACTCCCTAATTAAACCGGGTACTTTTTCTCCGGTAACTGGATCAGTTTTATCTCCTAATTCAGGGTAGAGGTTGACGACTTGTTCCCCCGTGAGGATGGTGGAAAGGATAATACCATCCGAATCACTAAACCAACGGTTTCTAGAGCTGGGAGATGCATAAACTCTAAAAGGATCAACATAAGTGAACTTTACGTCACCTCTACCGAAATCTGACTCCCCATCAATATAAGCATACAAATAACCCATTCCAGTTGTAGCGTAGTCCTGTATAGCCTGTTTCATCTGCCAATCACCATCAGACTTCTCCCATACATAACCAAGTATAGAACGCCACAATGTAGCTACTTGAACATCGGAATCTTCTCTAGGGGTAATTGTAAATGCGGGGGGACGGGAAGTTAAAACTGCTTTAAATTTTTCTATGGCGGCAGATACACGATCCATTGGTATATCTGCTTGATTCCTAGATGCTAACTCATCGGATTCATCATTAGTGAAGTGGTTACCAAGATAGAAATCTATATCACGGCGAGCTTCAGTATCCCAATCAGAACGAGCATCTCGCCATTGACGATATAGCTCTTCATTGTATAACGCTCTGGGGTCTTGCTCCATCTCTACCTAAGGGCTTTCATTGGATTAATATTAATTGCATCCACTACAGGATCAACGCCCCTACTCATTACTTGCATTTTTAAATACTCCGATAAGTTTCTGTCCATCATTGGATTGGGTGTCCCATTAGGTGGAATAGGGCTTTGGAACTCGAGAGGCTCCGGTGCAAAGCCCATTTCTTCTTGTAACGCTTTATCTTTTAAAAGATTCTCTAGTTTAATAAGCATTAAAGATTTCTTAGCTTTATTTACAGTATCTTGCTTTATACTGTCCTGAAGCATCATAGCTTGATTATTTACAGCACCAATGCTTTGTCCACTTAATATTTCAGGGTTAGCTTGTCGCATGCCTATACCTAGTTGGTCATCTACTGGGCCACCTTCTTGGAAGCCTTGAATATATGACTCAATACCATACTTGGATGGCATGTTGCGATATTTTACATCTATATAATCACCTTTTATATCCTTATATAATTTACTGTCTGACATT